CACAAGTCAAGGCCGTCAGAAGCTAAAGGAGTGTTCGAGCTAACCCAAACGTACCCTTTAGCGCCCGAAATGGGCATGCGAACGTACGTAGCCGTAATAGCGTCTCGCTGAATAGCGGGTGGAAGGTCGCACATTAAAACAGGGGTGTAGTCACCTGTAGCGAGCGCGTGTCCGGCCCACAGATTCAAGGCCTTACCAGACATCCAGGCTTGGACGTCAGTAATAACTGCTCCAACGCACAGAGGCAAAGGCTCTCTCCAATCATCATCCACGGACAGCTGGCAATATTCTGCCACTCTGTGCCAAACGAAGGGATAAGGAGCGAGGCCGTTCTCTGGGTCGTAGTAAAACCACTTAAGGTAAGACCACAAAATCTTGATCATGGCTAAGTTCATTCCCAACAAATGAGCAGTGATAACTTTCATCATTATTGCACTATTGCGAATCCCCAAACGATTGTAAGGGGCTACAATGGCTTCGATGTGAGCTACTGCCACGTCACAATTGACTTGAGGAGAATACGACTCAACCATTTCTGGATAAGAAACAATCTGCATGTCACAATATGAATTTCCTGCCTCAGTGTGTGCGCGTGATGCATGCTTAAGGGCCTGGAGCTCCTTGGAAGAACGTAACATAGCGTCGACGCTAGTCAACATGTTAAGGACCTTCAAAAAGGGCTCATCAGGCAGGTTAGCAGCTAATGTGGGAGTTATGTCGTCTCTGACGAAATCACCGAGTAACTCGTCAAGAGTGAATTCGATATATTCCAATCCTAGACAAAGAGCGTAGCGATACGGAGCAAATCCAGCTCCAACGCAAGCGCTCTCAAAAGCAGCCTTGATAGGAGATCCATACGAAAAGGAGAGCCTGTCAAAAGACAAAGTTCTCGTGTGTCGCAATGGACGCTCAGCTAAATTAAGCTCAAAAGAAATATCACTCAGATGAAGACCGTCTTTAGCTCCAAAGGCCAAATCAAGAGTGGCAGCTATGAGCTTGTCAACGTTCTCGTCGAAATTAGACGCTCCTCGCTCAAACAGAGCTTTCTGATCTAGGAGGATTATCTGATCTCGAGTCAAATGCTTAAGTCCGCAGACTCTAACTTTCGAGGTTTCTTTTGAAAGCCGATGACCGGCTTGTTGTTGTTTCGAGCAAAGCTCAGAGGGACTAGCTAGGTCCCGAGGGAGTTCATTTCCGATTTCTATCTTATAAGGACTCATCATGGGGGTTGTTGGCACATCTTACTATGCGCCGCGGGAGAATTTTATAACGAAAAACATGTCCTATTAAAACGTACAAATGTAACCACTTGTAAAAAGCAAAGCTAATGATTATCTGAAGGGCAGCAATGAAAACCCATTAATTACAAAACACTCAATCTATCGAAAATTGACCGTGCGTAACTCTATATCTCTTACCTATCAATTTCACAGCTAATGAAATTAGGTTCACAATCATTTATATGTCTACATCTCAAAT